TTTAAGTATGTTTTTAGCCCAAGAGCTTTTACGTTAGCCTTTAAGTCGTCTAAACTACCGTCATAACTTTGTATGGCCTCATAAATAGTATCATTAATGAAACCTTGTACATTACTTTTGCCTTTTACATGTTCTAAATTAAAAAGCTGTCCTTGCTTAGTCTGTTCTACCTTTCCTGTTTTATTACTAGTACTTACTCTGGTTAAGTAGTCTCCTACCAACAAGGCAAAATCATCATAAAAATCCTGTAGAGCGTCTTTATACATTTTTTGTCCAGTTGTAAAGTTATCTCTTTTAGAACCTTCAATTTTTTCTAGTTTTACTCTTATTAAGCCGCCTGATCTGCTTCCTTTTAAAACTTTTACCCCTTCTCCTGAGGATGCTAAACCATTAAAATTTTTCCTTAATTCTGTCATTAAAGCTGTTGTTAAAGCAGTATATTTAGGTCCTAAATCTTTTATTAGAATATCGCCATTCTTGCTAACATTAGTCGCAGCACTTACTGCGGCTTTTATTGTTTTTGTAATGGTTACAGTACTTACAGTTATTGTAGTTGTTAGCTTGTTTCCTGTCTTTGTACGCCATGCGTCTGATGCTCCTCCTCGATTGAGTTCATCATCTATTTTTGTAAGAAAATTTACTAAACTAGCCTTACTCATTAAAAGTTCTTATAAAGATCCAGGACACGCTTAATATGGTCAGGAAACGCTACATTGTTTCTCTGGCTTGAAGAAGCATTGTTCTGTATGCTTGCACCTGCTATCGTTTGACGAGCCTTGTGCTCGTCTTTCATATAGTAAGTAATCAAATCAATAACTGCTAATTGTAAGTCTGCGGGACACTCTGCGTATCCGGCTTTATAAGTAACTTTTACACTTGCAGGGCCTGTAGGCCACAACTTCTTTCCACCAGAAGTAGTTACTCTGTAAATACTGTCTGTACTTGAATCTACGTAGTACTCAGTAACAGGGACAGTAGTATAGCTTGAAGAAAAATCAGTTCTCTCCTCTACAGATACTATTGACACTACTGGGGCTTCTGTTAATTGAACAAGATTAGTTCCCCAATTAACACTGAATTCTTCTATTTTATTAGTAGCGTAGAAATCTACTATGCTGTTTCCACAGTAAGTTTTTACTAATGCACTCACAGCGGCAATCAAAGAATTGATGCGAGCATCTTCCTTTGTACTTTGGATATTCTCCGAAGTTTTGTATTCGTCTATTGTAATCAAATTTGCCATTTATAAGTCCATTAGTAAAAACTTAGGGGAGATAAACTCCCCCTCGTTTTTATACTTTTTGAGTATTAAGCGTCAGTACGAATCAACTTAACAACCGATACATCGGTAGTGCCGTTGTTAGCACGCAACTGGTTGAAGCCGAGAGACTGGCTAGCAACGATTACGTTACGCTGGTTCATTACTTCGTAGTCCTGCTCTACAGATACACCGCGGAGACGTGGGATTACGTGGTTACGTACGTTAACACAGTAGCCTACAGAAGCAGTGTTAGCTTCAGTTTCTAACTGGTCAGATACGATTACTGGAGTGCCATAAATAGCACCAACAGTACCGGTAATCTTAGTAGCGATGTCAGAACCTACGTCAGTGATGTCAGCAAAAGCAGCATCAGACAGCAGGTCATAGTAGCGAGCCTGAGATACAACATAGACAAGATCAGAAGGATCCATACCATATTTACCCATCAGCTTACGACCGGCTAGGAACTCAGCAGCAGTTACGCTAGTGTCGACAGAGCCGCCGCCTACTGCGTCAAGAACAGCAACGCTGTTATTGCCAGCAAGAGCTTCAAGACCGTCAAAGCCTTCGTCGCCACCAGCAGTACCGTTGATGATTGCATTGTCTACAGCACGAGCGTGAGCACGAGCAACAGAGTCAATCAACATAGGCATCAAGTTAACAAGTACTTCTTCGTCAACATTGTTGTCCATGAAAGTAGTAGAAACCAGACGGTTAGCTTTCAGAATTACCTGAGCAGCGTTATACTGGTTACCAGTTACCTGAGGACGGTTAGTCAAGTTACCTGCAGCGGCAGTGTTAGCGCCCCAAGCTGCTGGAAGTGCATCAGTTTGGATTGGCAATACTTGAGTCTGAGAGTTAATAGTAATCTCACGGAAAGCTTGAGCAAGCTTAAGCTCTTGCATGATTTCTTTCTCGATTTGAGTAGAAACGCCTTGAGCGATGTCACCAGCATTAGCTGCATAGTTAACACCAGCTTTTTCGAACAAGTCTTTAGAGTAGTCAGTATCCCAACCTTTACCAGTCATTACACCTAGCATGTGGCCAGTCATAAACTCTTGACCGAACTTGCTCAGATCGCCTTGTGAACGGTCAGAGAAAGACTTCTTGCTGTTCTGCATAGCAGTGATTTCAGCAGACTTCTCTTCGAGGTCTTTGCCATACTTAGCAATAACTTCTTCGAACTTAGCGTCTTTTTCGTTAAGCTGCTTCTGTACGTCAGCCATAAGAGCTTCTACGCCAGTTTCTACGCCCGCTTTAACGCGGATTGATTCGGCTTCTAGAGCCTGAGCTTTTTCAACTTCTGCTTCGGCTGCTGCCTTTGCTTCTGCTTCTTCAGCTGCTTTTTGCTCGGCTTGCTTCATAGCAATCTTAGCAGCTGTGTCTTCAGCTACCTTCTTTGCAAAAGCTTCCAAGTCGATGTCTTTATTATCCATCTTGATCTCCTGATCTGCGGATTGAATATCCGCGCTTTGAGGTGTGTCACTAGCTATTCCCGAAGTAATAACTTCATCCTTAGCCAGAGACTGACCTGCTAGATCTACACGATTTGTGAAAGTTTTTTTGAATTCTTCGTACTCAGCATCTGAGTCGAAAGACTTCGCGAGCGAAAAAGTAGCTGACTGATTGCAGGGTACAGATACAACTGATACCTCGAATAATTCAGCGTCCTTAATCATTAGTCCGTCGGTTTCCTTAATGTAATCAGCATCCTTGACTCGGAAACCTACGGAAAAGGCCCCAAGAACACCGTCTTTAACTAGTTGAGCAACATTAGCAGGCGCGGCCTTACTAATCTTACATTCCAGCTCCAAGCCGTTCGGTCCAGACTTCAGACCTGTAGCTCGACCAATTGGTTTATCATAGTCATGATTAAACAGGATAATTGGATTCTTTTCAAAGTTCTTTAGTCCACCCTTCTGCCATGCTTCTGCTGAAATGGAGTCACCCGCGCGATCAAAGTCAGCCGTGCTTGCCATTCCACGAATCATTACAGAGCCGTCATCTTCTGCATGAGTCTTGAAAGTAGACGTAAGATTAAAGATTTTATTCATATCTTAATCCTTTTTTACTGCCGGTTTAGGGGCAGGCTTGACCGCGGCCTTTGGTGCTGGCTTTGGTGCTGGAGCAGGAGCTGGTTTTGGCTTAGCTGCTTCTGCTTTCTTCTTCGCGATCAATTCCATAAGTTCTGGATGTGCTTTCTGCATCATAATAATTGCTCGTGAATAACTTCTTCCTACGTTGCGAATCCCTGTTAGCATAACGGGTTTGTCGGTTTGCTTGACATACTCGTCTTGGGTCATAATCTTACCCTTCTCTGCAAAATACATTGCTAGGTCACGACATAGTTTAATTCTTTGTGGTCTATTCGCCATCTTCGTTTGTTTCCTCTGGTCTTCCGCCCTCATCGGGATTGGTTGCAGAACCTGCGATATTTGCAGGAACTCTTATATCTTCAGTGCCGTCTACAAAATCGAAACCAAGTCTCTCGCGAGCTTCTGCTGGAGTAATAATACCACCGTTTACTAGTGATGTGTAGTAAGCGGAGGCATCTCTCAGCTCAGGCTGTAGAGCAGGTATTTCACTGATGTCTTCTTTTAACTCGAAACCAAAATATCTTTCCATTGCAAAATTAATTTTTCGAACTATAGGAAGTATAGTCTCAAGATAATACATACGCATATTTGGGCGAATGTTGGCGTTGTTGCCAGAGTCCATCATAATTGGAGGTACTCCGAGCGCCTTCAAAATTATCTTTTCATTGTCTGCGATACTATTTTGAAAATCAAGATCTTTAAAATTTACATTTGAGATAGAATCTACTTCAATTCCACCGTCCAAAATAAGGGGCCTACGACCGCCTGCTTCTGGTTGATATCGTGACTGCCACGACACCATCATACGTTCTTTAATCTTTTCAGAGAGTGTGTTGGGTGACTTGAGTACCAAGCCAGGAACTGCACCATTCTTAAAGAAGTTATCTTGGAACTTACGCATTTTCATCATAAGTTGCATAGTACGTAGAGCAGGACTCAAACGCGGAACACCTCGATAAATTGAGTAAAAGGAGTTCTCTTTAATATGTATAATCTCACTAGGCTTATAGTTTACTTTCTCATTGTAAGTGAACTTCTCAATGTAAGTATCCGAGCTAGCGTGAATAACCATCTTATCTGCTGGTAAGTGATAGAGGTGTGCTCCATCATAGTAGATAAAAATGTTACCATCAAGTATAAAGTCAATAATTAAGTTACGCTTGAAAGTATTAATGTCTTGGAAAGGGTTAGGCTCTTGGTTTAAAAGTAGATCTACTTTAGTACGTTTAATGCCTTTAATGATGCTGTTGCCCTTATGTTGACCACCTACTTGAGTAGGAATCTCAGCTGCATCATCTACAATAATATTTACCGCACGGTTTACGACTTCTAGCTCTTCGTAAGCTCTCTCATAAGAAAAGGTAGGCTCACGAGAAGTTTGAATATCGTTGCCGTAAAACTGCTGTGCAGGATTCAGCTTCTCTTCAACGTCTACAGGTTTTTTCTCAAAAGGATTATACCAAGCCATGTTTTTCTCTTTGAATCTCTACCCAGCGCATCTGCTTTTTAGCTGTTCCCAGCCCAGGGTCTTTACCGTAAATTGAGTGAAGTTTTAAATGGTGAGTATGACACAGCGTAACTGTGTGGTCGTATAACTCAGCATGATGTTCTTCTATAAAGTCATCCCGAAGTGATTGAATGTACTCAGGATTGTGTTTGTTCTTTGTTAACCACTGATTCAACAAAGGAGTTAAACTGTAAAAGTGGTGAAAATCTAACTGCTCTGTCTCACCACAAATCTCGCAAGAGGAGCCCTTTGCATACTTGGACTTTGCCTTATCTCGTACATATTTTACTACATCGCGTTTTAGCTTAGGCATTTTCCTTTGGTTCCTCGATTTTTCATTTAAAGAATTATATCGGCTTTGGGGTGACTTGTCAATAACTATTTTTGAGTAGGTATCGCTAGAAGGATACTTGTGCAGTTTGAAATGAATATAGTCCGTAACGAAGACCATCTGCCATGTGCGAAGCCATGTTGTGCTTCGGTTTTTCCTTCATTAGATTTGGGTTAGGATCCCACTGATACGCGTCAAGGCAAGCTAGTGATTGTTTACACTCTTGGTCAACATAAAGTTTGTCGTTATCAATAATTGCAGATACATGCCCGATGCCATCAAGTACAGATTTCTTTGCGTTAATAGTACTAATATCATAGTTCTGTGCAAAGTCAAATCGAGTCTGCTGTGCGGCAGAATCAATATAGATATAGTCAATATCCCACTTGTCAATCAACTTTTGTATTTCTTCTGCGTGTTGTTCTGTAGTACGCTCATTATTGAAATACTCATCTACTAAGTAGTATTTATCTTCGTCCCAGTCATAAGCAATTACACACATTGCTGTAGGGTCTTTGAAACCTACGTCCAACCCCGCAAAGACGTCCATCTTACTAGTATCAAACTGAGACAGGTCTTTTACCTGTGTCTCAAAGTTGAACTTCCAGATCTGTCCTTCATAAGTATTAAAGTCAGCTTCGTACTCCTGCTTAAACTCTGCTTCAGACATCGACTTTCGTGCTTCTGAGATATCCGATTCGCTCATTCTAGGATTATCTCGATAGGTTGCTCGTATACTACACCATTCTGGGAAGTCTTCTGAAAATCCTCTGTAAAAGAACTCAGAGAACCAGTTGTTTCTGCCTCTATGTGTTGAGATAAAGATTGCTTTAGAATTTGGTTTGTCTAGAGTAGGACGAAGTGCAACGTTGAAGGCATCCTTGCCGTCAGCGAGTGCGGCCTCATCAAAGATGATAAGGTCATAAGATCTACCTACACAAGAATCGACCTGATTAACAGAACCCATTCTT